GGTTGTTTGGACCGGTATATAGAGTAACATCCACAAAACAACTAATGGATGACGAGCAATTAGCAGAACTAAAAATATTTGGTCTTATTTTAGAGTATAGTAATGAGGTTATAAAAGCTAATAAAGAGCTAAAGTATCAAGAAGAAATGGATTTTCTATGTCAGTATGAACCTAGAAATAAGTACATAAGAAATCTTGCTCTATCTCAAAAAGGTAACACATTGGTACTATTTCAGTTTGTGGAAAAACATGGCACGGTTCTTTATGACATGATTAAACAAAAGGCTGAAGAGGGTAGAAAGATATTTTTTGTATTCGGAGGAACTAATACCGAGCAACGGGAACAAATTCGCCATATTACAGAAAAAGAAAATAGCGCAATTATTGTTGCCTCTTACGGTACTTTCTCTACAGGGATAAATATTCGTAACCTACATAATGTTATATTTGCATCACCAACAAAGTCTAGAATTCGTAACCTGCAGTCTATTGGTAGAGGATTAAGACTAGGGGATGATAAGACACATTGTAATTTGTATGATATTGGTGATGATATGTCATGGAAGACGAGAAAGAACTTTACATTGCTTCATATGATTGAAAGAATCAAAATTTATAATGATGAACATTTCGATTATAAGCTTGTTAAGGTACAAATTTAATGCATTGTAAGTTTTTAAAACTAACTAACGGTGAAGATATTATTGTACAGACTGATGATACTTGCGAGTCGTTAAACAATAAAGAATTTATTAGCGTAATTAAACCTGTGTTAATTGCGTCTATGAGGATACCTCGTGGTCCTATGGTCATAGAATCATACATTATGCAACCTTGGATTAAGATGGCAAAGGCGGACGTTGTACAGATAACTACAAAAAATATCGTAGTAGCTGTTGATGTTCATGAGATGGCTGAAAAACAATACTTACAGTATGTTGAAGAGTATAACAATAGAAATATTTTAAACAACACACCTGACTTTGAATTAGAAGAAGAGGAAGAAGTTAGTAAGGAAACGTTTGAAGAATTTCAACAAGCATTAAGAGAAGATTCGGAAGAAGATGATGACGGAACCCCAAGAACTAGACCTGGTAGAACCCTCCACTGATTTAAAAACTGCTCACTACGTTGACAATAAAAAATTTTTGGAAGCGTTGATTGAGTATAGGCAGCAAGTACTAGATGCACAGGCAAAGGGGTTAGAAAAACCTATTGTAAGTAGGTACTTAGGAGAATGCTTTATTAAAATTGCTACCCACCTATCTTACAAAGCCAACTTTATCAATTATACTTTTAAAGATGATATGATATCGGATGGTATTGAAAATTGTCTTACAGCAGTAGAAAAATTTGATCCTGCGCGTTCATCTAATCCTTTTGCATACTATACCCAAATTATTTACTTTGCTTTTGTACGTCGTATACAAAAGGAAAAAAAGCAACAAGCTACTAAATATAAACTTTTAGAAAATATTGATATAGATCAAATAGTATCTCAGTCAGATGATAATGAAGAAATCGTGACACACTTGCTTGAAATGGTTAGAAAGCAAGCCGATCAAATAGATACTGACCGTAAAGTACTTAAAGGTAAACCAGGTAGAAAGAAAAAGGTAAAAGAGGTACCAGATACACACGACAAACTTGATTAAAGCCTATATAATTGATCGTGCCATTCCACGTAAACTATGCAGCTGTCCTTCCAGCTGTACAATAACTAGGAGCTTAAATGCAAATAAACTTTCTAATGCCAGATCCTAACTGGCATGCCCGTCTGAGCTTTATTAAAAGTGCAATCAGAATCGCGGCAGGTATTTCCCTTATCTGGCCCCAGAGCCTTATTCTAGCTGGTATCTTCCTTATCATTGCTGAGATGGTCGGCATTGCGGAGGAACTGGTATGAGTAAAATAAAAGTAGCTGAGCTGTTTTACTCTATCCAGGGTGAAGGCCGGTACATGGGTGTTCCTTCAGTATTTCTACGAACCTTTGGTTGTAATTTTAAATGCGAAGGTTTTGGTATGCCTAAAGGACAGAAGTCCGAAGAATATCTAAAAATTAATCCGGAGCTTTATAATGAGTATAAAGACCTTCCTCTCGTATCGACCGGGTGTGATTCGTATGCTTCTTGGGATCCTCGGTTTAAGCATCTTAGCCCTGTTGTGGGTTCTACTGGTCTTGCCAACTCAATTATGGATATACTACCGTACAAGAGGTGGGAAGACGAACATCTTGTAATTACAGGGGGTGAGCCTTTGCTTGGGTGGCAACGTGCGTATCCAGATCTCTTATCTCACGATAGTATGTTACCCCTTAAAGAGATTACCTTTGAGACTAACGGTACACAAGAACTATCCGCTGAGTTTAGACAATATCTTATGAACTGGTGTTTAAATTCAAAGTATAACAGCACCGGTGAGCGTAGAGGTAGAGACGCTCTAACATTCTCAGTGTCGGCTAAACTATCGGTCTCTGGTGAGAAGTGGGAGGAGGCAATCAAGCCCGAAGTAGTGGTAGATTATGAGCAAGTAGGTTATACTTACCTTAAGTTCGTTGTAGCTACTCAAGAAGATGCAGAGGAAGCCGAACAAGCAGTTAATGAATACCGTAAAGCAGGGGTCAAAGGACCGGTTTATCTAATGCCGGTGGGTGGGGTTGAATCTGTGTATATGTTAAACAATAGAAATGTTGCCGAGCTGGCAATGAAGAAGGGTTGGAGATACTCTGATCGTCTTCAAGTACCACTTTTTAAGAACGAATGGGGAACCTAAACAATGTCATTACAAAAAGGTAAAACTGATGCCGATCTTGGCTATAAAGTTGAAGAATATCTAAAGTCCAAGGGTGTTCATACACCTACTTTGATTGATCCTCTTCTTAAGAAAGACGAATGGAAGATCAAGAAGATAGAAAAGTATTTTATTGCTATTATGGAAACCTTAGGTCTTGATCTAGCTGATGACTCGCTAATAGATACTCCTAAGCGAGTAGCTAAGATGTATGTAAATGAAATTTTCTGGGGTCTAAAGCCAGAAAACTTTCCTAAGTGCACTGTCATTGAGAATAAGATGGGGTACGATGAAATGGTAGTTGAGAAGGACATTACACTAATGTCTAACTGCGAGCACCATTTTGTTACTATTGACGGCAAGGCTCACGTAGCCTATATTCCTAAGGATAAGGTTTTAGGTTTATCTAAACTTAATCGTATTGTGGAATACTTCGCCCGTCGCCCTCAAGTGCAGGAACGTATTGCTGAACAAGTCTATCATGCTCTTTCTTTTATTCTTAGTACGGAAGATGTTGCTGTAGTAATTGAAGGCGTTCATTACTGCGTGAAGTCTCGAGGTGTTGAAGATCATTCCTCTTATACGGTAACAGCTAAGCTTGGCGGGTGCTTTAAATCTGAGCCCGACTGCCGTGCTGAGTTCATGTCATTGATTAAGAAGTAATGGTCTGGTATCCTAACTCCCAAGGTCGCTTTGGTGATAATGGTGCTAAAGGCGATCAAGGTGAAGATATTGTGAAAGAGTATTGTTCCGTAAACAATATTAAGTTTGAAGAAAAAAATGATAGAAATAGCCAGGTCAATTTAAAAATAGATTGCATAATAAATGATACACCAGTTGATGTTAAATCAAACTTTTTTAAAGAGCATTTAGCTGTTGAGCTTTGGACTCATAAGAATGAGCCGGGTTGGTTGTATACCACTGCCGCTGAAGAAATATATGGTGTTGACGTGGAAACTAAATCTATCTACCGTTATAATGTAAATGAGATGAAAGAGCATGTCAAACGAAATAGAACCCGTGCAAAAAAGAGTAAAAAAGGTGATATTTTAATGTGGGTTTCAGTAGATACCCAGTCGATAATTGAAAGAATACAATGAAAATTTCACATGAATCCCCTCTATCGCTAATGCCGCAATCTCGTAAGTATAACGACTACGATTATGCATTAGTTCACTTGTTTGAAGAGATCCCCGAATACTATCAGTTTTATGAAGACTCAGTAAAAGATGGAAGACATGTTCTCCTAGATAATTCTATCTTTGAACTAGGTGTATCGTTCGACCCCGTAAAATACACGTTCTGGATTTCCAGACTTCAGCCTACAGAATATATTATTCCTGATGTGCTAGAGGATGCTTTAGGTACTATGGACAAGGCGCTAGACTGGAAAGAAAACCAGATGGCCTTACTTAAAGAGGGTAATACTCCACTTGCACCTAATACGAAATGTATCGGTGTAGTTCAAGGTAAGACCTACAACGAATTAGTACAATGTTACCAATACGTGGATGATGTTATAGGGGTAGATAAAATTGCTATCTCTTTTGACTATTCTTACTACCAAGAAGTATGCCCTCATCCTAATAAATGGATGGCATTTGCTCTAGGACGAGCACAAACACTCACACGGATGTTAAACGATGGGATTATTAACAAAGACAAACCACATCATTTGCTTGGCTGTGCATTGCCTATTGAATTCTTTTTCTACCGCGAAGGCTTCGATTGGATTGAAACTATGGATACTTCCTCTCCTATTGTACATGGGCTCTGTGATATTGTGTATGAGCCTGGTGGCATTATTAATAAGCAATCCATTAAGCTCGTCGATCTCATTCATTCTACTCCCACCACTGATCAAGTAGATAAAATCAATTGGAACTTATCGGTGTTCAGATCGTATTGTAATGGAATGGCTAAATGAAGTGGATCGCATTTTTTAGTCAGACAGGTTCGGAAATTGTAGATGTTTCTAATGCGCTAGGACGTAAGCCTGATCTTTTAGTTACCAACAACTTTGAACAAAAGATAAAGTTTAATCCTGGAATTAGAAAACTAGGTGTAACCATACAGTCCGCTCGTCATGACATGCTGATGAATTATTTTCGAATGCAAAGGGTCTATAATCCTGACTTAACACTTATGACCTTACATGGATATCTTCGAATTATACCGGAAGATATTTGTAACAAGTACGATATTCTAAACGGTCACCCTGGACTAATAACCAAGTACCCAGAACTAAAAGGTAAAGACCCTCAAGTAAGAACTTGGGAAGGTAAATACCCGGACCTAGGTTCTGTCGTACATAAAGTTACCCCGGGGGCTGATGAGGGTGAAGTTTTAAGCTCAGTTGCTTATACCAATCGTTGTGAATCTCTAGACGAAATGTATGGCAAACTTAGGCAAAGTTCATTAGAATCATGGTTGTGGATACTTAAACGTATTAAGGATTTAGGATGCGAATTGGTATAACTGGTGCACAGTCTGTAGGCAAGACTACTTTACTCAATGCTCTGCGTAGTGAGAAGTTCTTTAAAGACTATGCTATTTGTGATGAAGTTACTCGTCGTGTTAGGTCATACGGGCTACCTATTAACGAAGACGGTACCGGGATTACACAACGTTTGATTATGAACGAGCATATTGTTAACGTGTTTCTTTACGATAACATGCTTACTGACCGCACTGCTTTAGATGGGTTAGTTTATTCAACCTATCTTTTTAAGCATAAAAGGATTGAAGATAAAACTATGCGCTATGTAACCGAGGTGTTCAATAGTGTATGGGAAAAGTACGATCATGTGTTTTATATTAAACCTGAGTTTGAAATTGAAGATGATGGTACACGAAGTGTAAATAAAGCATTTAGAGATGAAATTGTTGATATCTTTGAACATGTCATCGAGAAAAAAAAGCTAACTGTGACACGGGTTAAAGGTTCGGTGCGTAATAGAGTGGATACAATTATTGGTATATTAGAAGGAAGATAATGTCAGATAATCAAAAGCAATTAAATGATCTAGTATCAGTGCACCTAGGCAAGGCGGGTGCCGGCACTGTTGTTAAGCCTTACATAACCCCGGATGATGTTGATGCTACACTACTTGTTGCTGTACCTCGCCATCTTAACCGAACAGCCTACGATATTAAAGAAGAAAATCTACCTTTTGTAGGAATAGATGCATGGAACGGATATGAATTTTCAACATTACTTAAAAATGGCTTTCCTGTTTCTGGCTGGCTTAAGTTTACTTACCCAAGTAATTCCCCTAATATTGTAGAGTCTAAATCGGTTAAGCTTTACCTTAACTCCTATAACATGGCTCGTCTAATAGAAACTACCGACGATATCTGGATGGTAGAAGATAAGATTGCTAAAGATCTATCGAGTGCAGTTGGTGCAGAAGTAGAGGTATTTCTACGATGGGGTGATATTGATACTGTAAAGCCTATCATAGGAGATTTTATATCTCTTGAGCATTACTGTAACATTCAGAAGATGACGTTTGATAACTATAACGAATCTGCTGGTATTTTAGAAGTAGTTCAGTCTATTGGTCGTTATGAACGCTGGCGTTCTTACTCACTACGCTCTAATTGCCGGGTAACTAATCAACCAGACTGGGGTGATGTTTATGTCCATATTAAAGGTAATAAAGCAGTTACTCCGGAATCTTTATTGCGCTATATTGTTAGTATGCGTAAAGAGAACCATTTTCACGAAGAAATTTGCGAATGCATTTATAAACGCTTGTGGGATCTATTACAACCCGAAGAGCTATTCGTGGCATGCCTCTATACTCGGAGAGGTGGTATTGATATTAACCCTGTACGAGCTTCAGACAAAAGAGTGTTGTGGAAGTACGCAGCTATCGCCGATGTAACAAATTTCTGTACTAAGACACCGAGGCAATAATGACAGCAGTTTGGCCATTTCCTAATTCATATGGTAGCCCTGATAACAATGTAAATGAAATTTATGAAGAGTTTGTTGAACGATCACAGCATGGATTTACAAAGTACGGGGTAACTACCGAGCGAACAGATTTAGACCTTGATCAGTGGATTCAGCATCTTAAAGAAGAACTTATGGATGCTGTAGTTTATATTCATCGAGTACAAAAGGGAAGAAATGAAAGTAAGTGAAGCTCTCTCTCTATTACCTAATACTAAAGGTTGTGTAGTTATTCTTTCCGGGGGAATGGATTCTACTATTACCATGCGCCTGGCAGTAGAAAAATATGGTAAGGAAAACGTCTCTGCTCTTACCTTCTATTACGGTCAGAAGCAGAAGAAAGAGATCGATATGGCTAAGATCTCTACTAACGTTCTTGGGGTAAAGCATAAGATCATTGACGCGTCGTTTCTAGGAGATATCTCTAAAGGGTTTTCTGCAAACGTAGATACTGATATCGCAATGCCAACGATTAAAGATGTTTTGGGTGATCCTAGACCTAAGACCTATGTTCCTAATCGCAATATGATTTTAATGTCTATTGCAGCTGCGTTTGCCGAAACACAGAATGTGAATACAATCCTTTGCGGGTTACAGGTGCACGACGAGTATGGTTACCATGATACTACCCAGCGTTGGGTAGATAAAGTTAATGACTTACTGTCCGAAAATCGAATAATTAAGATCAAGTTGGTTGCACCGTTTAGCAAGTTAAGTAAGTTTGATGAACTTAGCATACTTCGGAAACTTGACGATAATTTAGACTTGACTTTATTCACACTTACATGCTATAATCCTGATGATAAAGGTAGGTCGTGTGGGGTATGCCCATCCTGCTCAGAACGTATTGCTAACTTTGCAAAAGTCGGTGTAAAAGACCTTGTACCGTATTCTAAAAATATACCCTGGGAAGATCTAATTACTAGGATGAAACAATAATGTGTGCTATTACTGGTTCGTTAGATAAAAATAAACTTAAAGAGCTTTACGCTCTTAACACCTATCGAGGGGAGTTGAGTTACTCCCTAGCTTCTTTTAGACCTCAAAAGGATAGAGTGATTTTTCAAACTTTGTTTCAAGAATCTGGTAAAATACCAGAAGGTTTAATCGATAGTGTACTGACACAAACCGGTGACTTTTTAGTATGTCATTCTCAAGCACCTACAACGAATTCCAATAACGTACACCCTGCGGTATACGGGGATGCTATGTTATGGCATAACGGTATTATAAAGCAGAAAAATATTTTAGAAGGAAGTTGGGATACCGCTTGGTTATTAAAAAATATTATTGATTATGGATGGTCATCCCTTTCTAGAATTGACGGGACATTTGCTTGTATAATGTACCTTGCGGGCGATCTTTTTATTTTTAGAAATGAAATATCACCACTATTCTTGGATGATCAATTTAACGTCTCCTCTGTCAAATTTGAAGGAAGCAGATCGCTGACTCCTAATAAAGTTTGGAAGCTTAACTTTGAAACTAGCTACCTAGACACGGTAGCTTATTTTGATACTTTTGAAAACCCTTACTATATTCCTGAAGCAACATGAAGCCTACCTTAACATTTAAACAAAAAAGATCTACAAAAACCTTCTTGCCGGTATCCTAGACCCTCATAAGCGGGGTAAATTAAAACGTGCAATGATTAAAGCATAACTAGCGGAAGAAAAAGCTCAGCGCACTCCATTGAGCAGAAAGGATAAAGAATGAAAACTAATTTTGAGCGTATCAAAGAATGGTCTGATGAACGTCTGATTACCCAACAGACACCTGATCGCAATGGTTTTCTAGCTATGATCGTAGAAGAGTTGGGTGAGTTTTTAGAGGCTAAAACCGACGAAGGTCGCATTGACGCTATGGCTGATATTATCGTTTTTGCGTACGGTGAAATGGCAAAGTATGGATACCACGGCGATAAGGTAATGAATGAGGTAATTAAAGAAATTAGCTCACGCACAGGTTCCTATTCCCCGGAAACAAAAAAATGGCAAAAAGATAAGTCCCCAGAAGCACAAGCTAAATGGTATACAGCTAACTTTAATAATTGTAAACTATAACGATGACAAATAAAGTTGTAGGTGTCACCGGTGCATGCGGTTTTATCGGTGGATCAATATGTATTGAATTAAAGAAAAGAGGTTATACCGTTATAGGTATTGACCAAGTAAAGCGTAAGCACTTAATGCCTTACATAGATACTTTTTTTCATACCGATTTTGATGGAATACCTTCCTTCTGTGGGCCTTTCTGGCTAGAGTGTGATACAATTATTCACTGTGCCGGTACTTCTTTGGTTGGCCCGAGTATAAAAACCCCTATGTTGTATTATAACAATAACGTAGCTAAGACTATAAGGCTACTGGATTGGAGTGTGGAGAATAACAAGCATTTTATGTTTAGCTCTTCAGCATCTGTGTATAAGACTCAAAAAAGATTAATTACAGAGGAAGATCCTTTAGAGCCTCTTTCTCCATATGCAAAATCTAAGCGAATGGTTGAACAGGTCGCAGGAGATTTTTCCGAGACTTACGGTCTTAAAACTACCATCTTTAGATATTTTAACGCCTGTGGCGCTATAGACAGTGTGCACGGTCAACCCCCTGGGGAGAGCCATATTTTTCCTAGACTGTTTGAATGTAATGATACGTTTAAGTTAAATGGAATGGACTTTGAAACTAAAGATGGTACTTGCATTCGTGACTATATTCATATAGAAGATATTGCCCAAGCCCATGTAAAAGCTATGGAACAAAAATGCTATGGCATTTATAATCTTGGCAGCGGTATAGGGTATTCCAATCTTGAGATTATTAAAGCAGTAACTAAACCGTTTAAAGACGTGGGCAGACGGCTTGGTGATACAGATTGTTTAGTTGCTGACAATACGTTAGCTAAAATGATGTTAGGCTGGTCACCTACAACCACCCTTCCTAACATTGTAGAGAGTTTAAAGCGGTGGTATAATTCAGAAAATTATAAGAGGTTAGGTACAAATGGGTAAGTTTTATTCTACTAAGACATACGGTCATGACTTAGGTCTATCAGCTGCTTTTCGTCAGTGGCGAGCAGATAGTCATTGTAGGTTTATTCATGGTTATGCACTATCATTTCGTTTTGAATTTGAAGCTGAAGAGTTAGACGTTCGTAACTGGGTAGTTGATTTTGGGGGTCTCAAAAAGTTAAAGGGTATGCTAGAAGATACCTTTGACCATAAACTGATTGTGGCAGAAGATGATCCGGAGATTGAATGGTTTAGAGAAGCCGAGCGCAGAGGTATTGCTGAAGTGGTAGTTGTCGAGGCCGGGGGCTGTGAACGTTTTGCTGAACTAGTTTATAATGTAGCTGAACAGTGGATGATCGACAATGGCTTTTCGCCTCGCTGTAGGTTAGTATCGGTAGAAGTAAAAGAGCATGGAGCTAATTCCGCTATCTATCGAGGCTAAATGAATAGCCTAGAAAAAATCTGGGCACGGGCAACAGGTCATCTAATGGGTAACACCGACGATGACCGCCCTAATGTACCTATTCTTACTTTAAGAGAAGCATGCATTGCGCTAATGCTTAAAACCACCTGGGTTATTATACATATAATAACATGCCTTTTTATTATTGTAAACGTTATTAGACATTGGTAATGAAAGTAGCCTTAATTACAGATACACACTTTGGTGCTAGATCAGATTCTGTTCCGTTCGATGATTTCTTCCGTAAGTTTTATAAGGAGTCATTTTGGCCGGAAATAGACAAGCGTGGGATTGCTACTATATTTCATCTAGGTGATTGTTTCGATCGTCGTAAGTACATTAACTTTAATACGCTAAAGTCATGTCGAGAGTATTTTTTTGATCAGGCTAAACAAAGAAATATTAAAGTCGTCATGCTAGTAGGAAACCATGACACGTTTTTCAAAAATACTAACGAAGTTAACTCACCTGGACTCCTCCTTCGCGATTATAATAATATTGTGGCATATTCTAACCCTGTTGATTATGATATTGGCGGGCTCTCCATCCTCTTAATGCCCTGGGTATGTTCGGATAACTATACCGAATGTATGGAAGCTATTAAGGTTACAAATTCACCAGTTATGTTCGGTCATTTGGAGATCGCAGGGTTTCAAATGTATAAAGGACATGATAATGATGATGGATTTGATCCTAAACTTTTTTCTAAGTTTCATCTCGTTTGTTCTGGTCACTTTCACCACCGGAGTTCAAGCGGTAATATCAGCTATCTTGGTAACCCTTACGAGCTTACTTGGGCTGATTATGATGATCCTCGCGGGTTTCATATTTTTGATACGAATGATCTTGGATTAGAATTTATACCTAATCCTTATAATATCTTTACAAAAATTTATTATGATGACACAAAAGAAGATAAACTTATAACTGACTGTAGTAATAAGCATGTAAAACTTATTGTTGTGAACAAGACAGACTTTTATAAGTTCGATCAGTATATTGAGTCGTTATATAAAACTAATCCTCTTGAGTTAAAAATTGTAGAGGATCTTTCAGAGTTTGAAGCTGAGGCATTTGGTGATGAAGAAGTAGATTTAGAAGATACACTTACTCTTTTATCTCAATACGTTGATAACCTAGATACAGACGCTGACAAGGACCGTATTAAGACGTTGATGAAGACGTTGTATGTGGAAGCGCAGAACTATGAAGAAGCATGATAAAATTCAAGACTATAAAATGGCGTAATTTCCTTTCAACTGGCGCACAATTTACAGAAGTTAACTTAAGTAGGTCTACCACAACTCTAATTGTTGGTGAAAACGGTGCAGGTAAGTCTACCGTTCTAGATGCTATTTGTTATGCGCTGTTTAATAAACCATTTAGGAATATTAACAAGCCTCAGTTAATCAACTCGATCAATCAGAAACAAATGGTTGTGGAAGTTGAGTTTTCTATTGGTACAAAAGAATATAAGATTGTACGAGGGGCCAAGCCTAACGTATTTGAAATATACCTAAACGATAATTTACTTAATCAAGATGCTGCGTCTAGGGACTATCAAAAGTATCTGGAAGAGCATGTACTTAAACTTAACTATAAGTCTTTTACGCAGATTGTTATTCTTGGGTCTGCTTCCTTTACACCCTTTATGCAGCTTAGCGCTGCTGTACGTCGTGAGGTAATTGAGGATCTTCTTGATATTAAAATCTTCTCTGTAATGAATGATGTTTTAAAAGAGAAGTATAATGATATTAAAACTAAAATTCAAAACTTAGATACTAGTATTGAGCTGGGTAAGCAAAAGGTCAAACTTCAACAAGAGTATATAAAAACTCTTGAAGATGACAAGGAACAGCAAAAGAAAGATATTAACATCCTTATTCAGACATCTAAGGGTGAGATAACTAAACTTACAACAGAGGTTGATGTACATAAAGCAAACGTAAATGTTTTAAAAGTATCCATTACTGATAATGATACTCAAGAGGCAAAAGATAAGAAACTTAAAGTGCTAAAAGATAAATTAGTAGATAAAGTAAAAGCTATTAATAAAGAGATTGAGTTCTTTAAAACACACGATCAATGCCCTACCTGTAATCAGAATATAGATCAAGAGTTTAAAGACACCGTGGTTCACGATCACGAAGAGAAACGCAAAGAACTAGATGTAGCTTGTTCTGAGATAGTTGAACAGCTTAATCAGGTAGAATATCGGTTAGAAGCTATCGCTACGATAAAGAGTGAGATAACAGATATAAACGACATTATTATTGATCTTAATAGTAAAATTATTGCTGAGCAGACCTATATTCGTAAACTAGAAACTGATCTAGATACCACAACATCTTCTACTGCAAATATAGATGAGGAAAAAGCTGCGCTTAAATCCCTTGCAAAAGAAGTTGTAGAACTATCTAGTCAAAAATCAACCTTGGTTGAAGAGCGGCATTACCTTGACGTTGCTGGTATCTTACTTAAAGACACAGGTATTAAGACAAAAGTTATCAGGCAGTATTTACCGGTTATCAATAAACTAGTAAATAAATATCTTCAAGCCATGGACTTTTTTATATCGTTTGAGCTAGACGAATCGTTTAACGAAACTATTAAGTCTAGACATAGAGATGAGTTTAGTTACGCTTCATTCAGTGAAGGTGAAAAGGCAAAGATTGATCTTGCATTACTATTTGCCTGGCGTGCTATTGCTCGCATGAAGAACTCTGCTAATACTAATCTTCTGTTATTGGATGAAGTGTTTGACGGGTCGTTAGATATAAATGGTACCGATTATGTAATGACTATATTGAATACTATCGGAGAAGAGACTAATATATTTGTAATCTCCCATAAAGACGCTCTATTTGATAAATTTAGATCGATTATTAAATTTGAAAAACACCAAAGCTTTTCTAGGATTGCTAAATGATTAAAAAGTCGGATTTAAAATTAGTTAAGACGGATAGTGAGGTACTGATTAACCCCCCAAAACGTTTTGACTTTGAAGGTGATATTGTCCCCCAGATGCTTTCAAATATGATGATTGACAGAATGAAAGAGCTAGGAGGGATTGGTCTATCTGCTAATCAAGTAGGTTTAGACATTAGAATGTTTGTAATGGGACATGGTGAAACTTTATACACTATTTTTAACCCAGAAATTATTACAACCAGTAATGATCTAGTCTCTTTAGATGAAGGCTGTCTTTCTTTTCCTGGTGTATATTTAAAAATATCTAGACCCTCCTCAGTTTATGTTCGTTTTCAAAACGTCAAAGGGGAACGGAGAGAGGAAACTTTATCTGGGCTTACCGCAAGAATCTTCCTCCACGAATATGATCACATGATAGGGGTTACATTTAAAGAACGAGTATCTAAGCTTAAGTGGAATCTTGCATATAATAGAATGATTAAACGAACTAAAAAAATTATACGTATGGGTGTACAAAAACAATTAGTAAATATAGCTAATCAAGTTAAGGAACAAAATGACAACGATTCCGCAAGAGTATATTGATTCAGGGTTTGATTTTGGGTTTACAGCCGTTGATGATCCTGATACAGAAGAGATATCTGGGCCTATTTTAGAACGTATTAGAAATCTAGAAATAAATGTTACTGAAGTACTTAATATTCTTGAAAGACTAGAGCAGGAAGGTACTCCTAATCTAGATACAGATGAGTATAAAGCTCTTATTACAAAAGATACAAAAGAAAAACTTAAACAACTTGAAAGTTTAATCATGCCGCTATTGGTTAACCTAATGAAAAACCCAGACAAGGATTACATTCATTGGCCTAACCGAGCACCTTTAATTAAAAACCAGATTGATAAAATTATAGCGATTACCCGTTCATGAGACATGAGTACTTAAATGATGTAGATGTAAAGAATTGTTTGATGGATATAATTCGTCAAATGTATATAGACGGTTTTAAACCTGATGTAGTTGTAGGGTTAGTTAGAGGGGGATCAGTACCCGCCAACCTACTAAGTCAATTTTTAGATATACCTTGTTATATGGTAAACAAGGACGAACAAGTGCATTTTCTTCCAGCAGGTAATAATGTATTAGTAATTGATGATATAAACGATTCCGGGTCAGCAATGACAGAGATCAGCAACTACTTCACTCATGAGTATGATGTTAATTTTAAATATGCAACCCTAATTAGTAATGAAGGATCTTCGTTTGAGGTAAATTATTATTCAATAGAAATTAATAAAATTGAAGAGGATGTTTGGATTGTTTTTCCTTGGGAAAATTGGTGGATGGCTAACCCTGACGGCGATTTATATTAAAGTAATAAAGCCCGTGTTCAGTAGAATAGTAGTCTCTTCCTTTAGAAAAACCTACAGGTATTTCCTTTAAATCTTTTACCCGTACCTCTTCATCGGATCGTGGGTTGTGAGCCCAGACAGTTCCTTTGGTGTGAGTATTTCCCAATTTAGCGGCTGCCATTTTGGCTTTGGTGTCATCAGAATGGGATTTACCTTGAAAGTTAGATCTACCTTTGAGTGCAGAAGAGATTCTAGAACGAACTTCGGGGGGTCTTGGTTTTCCCAGCTTGCTATCTGAAATTTTTTTTCTTTGCTCATCTGTTAAAGGCTTATTGACTTTTTGGTAATGTTCTTCTACTATATGTCCAGGGAAATTTCTTATCAGCCTACTCAGAATAAAAGAAATGGAATCTTTTTCGTTAACAGAAGTAATGCGTTCAAAATTTACCCCAAACCTACTCTTGACCTTCTCTAAGGGAAGATCGGAAACAATAAGCTTTTTATTTGAGGTAAAATTGTAAAAATGATACATACGGTTATTTATGATTAAGTTTTTAGAAGGGGTTCTTACAACATTATTTTTAGTAGGAATTTATCTTAATTTAGTTACTATTCCTGAATTTATAATTCAATATGAGTGTATTCCTTCAGATACTCAACATAAAAAAAGCCAGACATCTCTGTCTGGCTTTAAACTAAGTAGCTCCTTACTCTATACGGTAAATAGTACCGCCATAAAAACCAATAAACGTAAAGATCAATCATCTGTAAACTTAGGGCTTTGACCGGGTAAGAATTCATTGCTAGTAAGGCTGCAGCAGCTTCAAGATCGTCTACCTTCTTATTAAGTCTACTTTTTCTTCTGCCATGTTTTTTTCTATTAACGTTTGGACATCCAGGTACTAATTCCCACATAAGCACCTACGATACCTCCTAGCGATATCCAGTAGAGATCTAACATAGTATTAATTTTTTGTAAACGAGCTTCAGGTATTAAAAACATAATTGCAAACCCGGATGCGACCATTGCAATTAAAGATACCCAGGCCATAGCGCGTCTATTTTTAGCCTTCTTTTCATATAGTTCTTCTTCTTTTTTACTAACTAAACCATCACGATTCAAATCAACCTCCTCAGTTGAAGAAGTATTACTTACATTTTCAAATGGTTCCGGAAAAACCGGATCAACTCTTCTGTTTTCCGGTCTTTCAATTTTTATATTGTTCATTAACCATTTCCTCGTAAATTCGGACACTTCTATTATTTAGTTGTCTTAGAATTCTTTGATTATCTATGACTTTTTGATTTTTTGTCCTTTTTTTGTTTGCTGTCACGATGACAATCGAATATTTATAGTAAATACTTATTTAGTAACAAAAACGTAACAGTTGAACTTTGGTCTCAATACCGGATAATGAGGAAAATGAAGGAGAAAGAGATGAAAGAAGGCCTAACGGTAGAACAGCTTCGCGATGTAGGACGAATAGTTGCAGTAGTTAACTCAGTTGCCAAGGCCCTCAATAGTTTACTTTAATGATTTTTCTTACAGCATAATTCAGTGAGTTAGAATAAAATATTATACAGCGACTTGCTGGATTGTAAGGAAAAAGTGAAATGTGGACTAAACCATCTGCAACTGAAATGCGTTTTGGCTTTGAAGTAACAATGTACGTAGCAAATCGATAACAAGTAACAGTTGATTTACGCCCTTCTTCAGTATATAATGAAAGAATGAAAAATGTACTGAAGTGGGTGGCAACATTAGTAACGTTACTAGGAGCAGTTCTAGTTTCGTTAGATATTCAGCCCTGGTCAGTATATTTACTGAACACCGGGGCTTTTCTTTTTTTAGTATGGGGTGTCTTGATCAAAGAGAAAGCAATCATAGCAGTAAATTTGGGATTGCTTGTCATTTATACTATAGGCGTTATAATTAGGTTATGATAGTCGCTCAAGAAACTACTCAATGGGCTAGTTCCGTAACTAACCATATCTATTTCCTTAATGACTCTCGAACTAAGATGTATGCGTACATTCGAGGTGATACGGGAGAGAGTAAAATTTTTCGAAACCCTATTGAGATTTCTGTCCGAGGGCGAACCTTTGAAGTGCTCGCAAAGTAGATGTCGAAAGGAACCTTTGGGTGTGGCTGTCGCCGGTTCTAAGGTGATGTATATTATTACCGAAAAATAGGGTGACTTATAATAAAGGTATGTTGAATAAGAAAGGAAGTAAAATGAAGATGAAAATCGCTGCTGTAGCTGTAATTGGTTCTATGTTAGCTGCTCCTGCTTTTGCCTGGGGCGACCGTGAACAAGGTATTCTTACCGGAATCGCTGGTCTATGGTTGTGGCAACGCCTTAACCAACCTCCTGTAGTAGTGCAACAAGCCCCTCTGTCGTTTCCTGTACCCCAGGGGCCGATGGTCGGTCAATTTCCTACACCAACTCAGTTTCCTACACAAACCATGCCGTTTCCTGTACCCCAGGGGCCGATGGTCGGTCAATTTCCTACACAAACCATGCCTCATATTTTTACTAATCCAAACATTATGTTGAATCCTAACTGCCGTCAGGTCCTATCTATTCAATACGACCGCTTTGGTAATGAGTATCGCTACCCTGTAACAGTTTGTAATTGATTGAGAGGTTTTTAATGAGTAAGATGAGTAAATTGATATTAATATTGAAGAAAAGCTTAGCCAAGTAATGGAGCCGGCAACGATTGATAAAAACTTGGTATTAAATCCCCTACACTTATTGAGGTAATATGACTATATTCTTTAAACCTACTCGAGGCCTACAGAAGGCTAGTTTTAGGGAGAGCGGGATTTCTCATCTCCAGCTCATTCGATTTCTTGAGCAATGTCAAAAGCGTTTGGAGATGGAAGGGGAGACAGATGCTGCCTTTCGATTTGAAATGGTAGCAGAATACTTCAAACAAGACTACAAACCCGGACACCCCGTTCAATTTTCAGGTTCTGTCCTTGGACTATGAAATACTAGACTATTTGTTATCCCGGGGAATATGGAAATGCATGAATTAGAGTATAGACCAGTATAAAAACACTCCATTTATCATAGCTATTTTTAAATTGAACGGAGTATTCTAAATTGGTATGAGGACCAAAATAGTAAACAGAAATTTATCGGAATAGCGCATCCGGATAGTACTAAAAGTAGGACCAGGCTACAATGGAAGACTTGATCAACAACTTTTCTTGATATCGTCTAGCAGAATGAAGGTGCCAATGACTGCGACGATGCCCATCATTGTGGCATTGTAGATGTCACCAGTCCATGCGAGCATGAAGAAGATCATCAGGGATAACGCAATGACGAATATACAAAAGTATTTCATAATGTGCCTCCTCCACAAAGGTAACCAACCAGCCAGGCTGACATGCTCATGCACAGCCAGAAGACATATGCATCACGATCCATGTTACCGCTCCTCTCTCTCAATGTTGATCTAACTATATGCAGCAATTCGGGCCTTCACGATATGCTTGTACGGAAGACCTAGCATGTACTCGAGGTAGTCATCCTCACCATACGTATCGTGTACCTCATGCAGCCACTTGATGGCCATGTTGAAGTCCTTGGCACCGCAGCGGACCAGATCCGCAATCAGGTGCTCAAAGCGTTCAACTGCGAGGGCACGCTGCTGGTTTTCGTAGGCAACGGTCTCCTTGAGGGTGTCGCACAGGTCGTCCCAAATCGCCTGCTTCTGGTCGGCGTTGGACGCCGCGAAGATGCCCCAGAACGATTGCGAATCACTGATGGTGTATTCGTCGAAGGTGTAGGTCATTTCTAACTCCTCTCTCTCTTGATGATTCATTATAGGCTAGGCTGAAAAATAAGGCAACTACTTCTTGAGATCGTCAAGCAGAATAAAGGTGCCGGTTACGAGTCCGGCGTTGCTCGATTAGAGCAACCGGTTTGAAGAGGCCCTCATCAAAGTTGAGAGAGAGAGGAGGAGAGCCTCGGAGAAATCGGTATGCCTGGTTTAGATGTTGCAGGCTCATCCCGATCGCAAGTCACCAGATGGCATTGGCAGCCGTCATCCATCTGGTCGGTGCGTTAAGCCGCGGCGCCGGCGCTCATCTCCTCTCTAAAGTACTCGCTCGGCACTTCCACTGCTCCCAGATCCTGAAGCCACTTGTTGGCCCAGCCAATGCCTTCTTCGCTGTTGACCCAACAATAGTGCAGTTCTTGCTCTAAACTCCAGAAGTCTTCATCATCGTAGTCATCGTAGTCATGCATTTTTTACCCCCTATGGAAGCTAACTAGTGTTGTCGTTTCGTTAGACGACGTCATCTCTCAGCTCTTCTCTCTTAATGTACGTTCATTATAACGATGTTACGAAAAAAAAGCAACTACTTTTTCAGTTATCGATGTTCAAGAGTTCTTGAGCAATGGATCTGATCACATCACACTTTCGATCATACTCCTCGGCCG